GGCTTTTAAGTTGTTTTGATTTAACTTCTCGTAACATTGTTAGACCTCCTTAAAGGGTAAGTTTATTTGTTAGAGGGGCTCCCGTCTAAAGAGAGCCCCTTGGTTTTTAGATAACTCTACGCCATACAAACGGTACGTTTGTAGTTGCAGTTCCGCCTCTCTGTGCTAATGCACAAAAGATTAAAGACTGCGTAGACGCAAAGGTATACGCTGCATCAATAACAGCACAAGCAGCAGTGGTAGTTCCACCAACGCCAGTTGTTGCAAGTGTTGACACAATGGAACCAGTTGTTCCCGGTATAACCATAACCGTAAGCATCTGACCGTGAGATACGGCCTGCTGAAGGTTAAGGGCAACACCAGTTGTAGAAACTGATACCAGCACTACTGGAGCATTGTCGTGAGTAATCATCCCTGCGGCAGCAAACGACTGATAATCAGTAGTTGCCTGTCCGCGAGGAGATGGTTTAACCACTATCGCTCCACCATTTGTAGAATTGCTTCCTGCTGCAATCGCAAAAGCATCACCGAGGGCTACGCCGCCGGGATACAAATTTGATGCTACAGTAGAAGCAGTTCCAGTTGTTCCAACGACAGGCTGAGGACTTAAGTCCATCAATCCTGCTACATCATGTATTCTGTCCAAACTCATATAATTCTCCTTTAAATATTTTTAAATTATGTTGTAGTCAGACCAGTCATGATGCCATGCGCTGTTGGAAGAATTCCAAATTCCCCATAAACAGCATACCTAGCTTGCCAAGTATCCTGTGTTGGAGAAGCTCTGAATATGCTTCCACCCATTGTAGGATCTTCAACCCAGCCACCATCAGGTCTCGCATGAAACTCAATGAAGTCTGAATTTAAAGAATACAAAGTGTCATCTTCAACAAACCTTTCTGCTATTACTGGTATTGGACCTGTATCGCACATAAACTCAAGAGCCTGAAAGGAGAACTTACCTTTAGGACCAGAGTTTCTGGACTCAACAATCATATACCTCTTCTGGTCTTCTAACTGATTCAGTAGTTTTCTGTACTGAACGAAAGAAGTAACAAACATGTCATGGTTTTCACCGAAGGCATATTTGATGTCCAGAGCCTGCTGATTTAGCAAGTCAGGAGTAATACCAACTGATAAGTTAGTTAACTGAGAAGAAGCCTGCCACCTGTAACCAACTGATACGTTATAAAGCGTACCAGAAGTTGCAAGAAGCGCACCTCTTAAACCAGTTGCATCATTATCTTTTGAATTCTGCATGTAGAAGCTAACTGTATTAAGACCAGCTAGACTGAAAGCAGAACCATTAGTCTGTGTAAGAGTAACTGTTGCAGTAGTTGCAGAAGCTGCTGGATTAACACCAGTAACTTCATATTCTGCTGTTCCAGCTACAAGCGGAGCGTTGATGTAATCCTTAACTTCCCAGTTAGCAAGCTTCCAGTTTACTGGGTTAGCTGCTGCTGTTAAGAAAGTTACTGTGTAAACACCAGCAGAAACGCTGATATTGGTAGAAGTAGAACTAATACCAAGTCTTCCGTTTCCGTTAGTTGTAACAGAGTCGTTAAAAAGCATCCTAGAAAGGTTGCCCTGAAACGCCTGAACACCACGCTTAACTGGTTCTTTTGATAGTCTTACAAAAGCACCTTCATCTGTCTGAGAAGCTTTAATTGCTTCATTGTCTATTTCAACAATGGTGTAAAGCTTCTTAGATAAGATAAGCATTTTCTGATAAGCAGTTACGTTAGCTCTTGGGAAAGAACCCGAACCCCTACCACCTCCGAAAGATGTCGGGACACTTATTAGCGCCTGATCACCTACGAAGGAATCATTTCGTTTAATTTTAGCAAGAACTACGTTCTCACTATTGAACATATCACGGCTCATCTTGATGTATTTTGTCTTAAATACACCAGTGGCTGTGGTCATATTATAATTAGCCATTTTTCCTCCAAAAAAGTTTTAAGTCCTAAGAATTACCTAGCTGGTCGTCTGACTGGCCTAGGCTGATTGCGATAAAGGAAATCTAAAGACTCCTCATCGTAACCTTCTATTTTTTCGTCTTTTTTGGTTAAGCTGGCTTTACTGAACTGGGTCGATTTAGAAGATCCGACTTTTCTGTTTAAGTTCTCAACCGTTCGGGCATCTGCATTTTTAGCTATGCCCGATTGCTCTATTAGAGCTTTCATTTCTTCTACAGTCATCTGAGGTCTTAGTTTTGTGACTTTTGATATTTCATCTAAAATACCATCATCCTCAATTCCAAAAGCTCCTGCTGCCTGTAGAACTTTTTCCTCATGTCTTACAGCTAAGGTATATTTTACAACTTCCTCTGCTGAAATATCATTTGGATTTTGAAAGGTTTTACCCTCTCCTACTTCTTCCTTTGCCAGAGTCTGATAATTACCCCAAAACTCTGCTTCAGGAATGTTGAATTGCTGTTGTAGAGTGGCAACGTGAGTTGAGAGTTGGGATTTTTCGGTGTTAACCGTCTTTTCTTCTCTCAGCTTTCTAGCTTCCTGCTCTGCTTCCGCAGCTCTTCTCTCAGCCCAATAAGCTTTTTGCTGTTCGGGAGACATCTTTGTTAAAACTTCCCGAACCTTATCAAGTTGAGAGAAATACTGCTCTTCAAACTTTACTACATCTAATCCTGAACTACCTGCTGCTAATTTGGCAATACCCCTGACCGCTGATACAAAATCACCTTTTTGGGCAACGTCAATTAATTTTCCAATCTTTCCCTTAAACTGCTCTTGGTCTGACTGCCATCTTTTTTCTTTAACGTCAACAGCCCTTAAACGGCTATCCATATTCCGGTTGAACTCCTCCTGCTTAACAAAGGCAGTGATAGCATCACCTATTTTAATCCCAACTTCTTTCCCGTTGACTAACTTTTTAACTACAACAGACTCAAAGTTATCCTCTACCTTATCGCCTTTCTTTTCTCCAAGAGGGGTTTCTTCTGCCTCTTCTTCTGTAGCTTTTTTATCTCCTTCAGCATCTGGCTGAGTGGTAGTTTCGATATCCTTATCGCTTCCTTGCTTATCGCTATCTTCATTTATTGCTTCCTTTTCATAAACTTCAAGCATGTCATCATCGTATGGTTTTGATGATGTACTAGGCTGAGAAACCTGTGGGGTTTCTGTTGCTACTTCTGCTGCATTTGTTGGTGCGCTTACGCTTTCATCTGACATATTTTATCCTATATTGGGTTATTAGGTGGTTGAGGAGGCAGAGGAGGTGGGGCTGTATTAGCACCACCATCCATAGGCATTCCGGTATCCACCGGGGCAGGTTCTAAAGTTCCACTTGCCGGAGGAAGAGGTCCTCCCATTCCACCACCACCCATCATTCCCATCATAGGAGGAGGGGTTGGTGATTGAAGAAGCACTGGAAAATTTGGACATTGCATTACTAAAAGCTGCTGAAAGCCTATATTAGGCATTCTTAGCGGCATTCCCATACCATCCATAATTCCATATGCCTTTTCCTGCATAAGGTATTCGGTAATGTAGAGATGCTGCTCTGCTGTAGCCTTAATATCCGGAGGAGTCATTTCTTTCCACTCTCTCGACTGCATCTGCTGGACATGGATTTTCCAATGAGTAATCAAATCCTCAACTTCTGTTGGAGGAGCTACTGGTCTTTTGGCTACAAAATCATCATTTTCTGATTCAGCACACTTAGTAGAACGGGTAACAATATCCTTAAATTGCTCTGCTGCTGTCAGGTCTAATAGCTGTATAGTTTGTTCTCTTGTCAGTAGGCTTGTTGGGTCAAACCTCATCTGACTTAACTCAGTTATCTCATCAATTCTCGCTGCTGGTGACTGAGAAAGTGCCGTAGTGTTTTCAATTCGAAAGTGGAAAGGTTTGGTAAGGTTGGCAACGGTGAATTGTCGTATCTTGTATTCGTTATCACGTCCAACAATCTGGGCAAGTCTGCCATCGGAGTCGTCATAAAAAGTACCTGCAACAGAGAGAGACATTCTTGCATTTTCAACAAGTCCGATATTGTTGTATTTGATTGCTGTAATGTAGGCACGTTTATCCTCCTGTTCTTCCAGAACTCTTAAAGCCTTAGCAGCTCTTACGCCTGAAGGAGCTTGTCCTCTGGACATAGTAAATACACCAGATAGTTTTTCTGCTGTTTCTTCAAGCTTGTTTAAGTAAGTAAATAATTCATTAGCAACAGGGCTTTGAGTCAGCAGAGTTGGAGGCACTGAGCCAGAGTGGGAGATTACAGTAGACTCATTTAGGAGCTGCTGCATATCACAAGACCCATCCTGAATAACCATCTTAGGATGGGCAAATAAAACTAAAGATTTGTATATCAAAGAAGCACAGGCATTTATCTGGTGTTGTAGAGGGAATAGCTGCTGAAAGAAGGAGTACCCTCTGTTCTGATCAGGAACCTCAATATCGGCCATGTAAAGATATGGGATTTGACCATGCTCATAAGGAAGGTCAGAGTTTTCTAAGATAACCCCTTTAGTTCGCTTGATATAGCGACCTTTCTCCATGAACTCATGGGACCTATGGAAAAGCTCATAAACTACCACCTGATTTTTAAGTCTGGCAGTATCAAGTCTATAACCTGTGTACATTGAGTTTAAATCAACGTCAGCCTTAATATCTTTAGCCCTGTCTGGATACTTAGCCTTTAAGTATTCAATATCTTCAAGCTTCCACCTGATAGACCACTCAATATCTTTTCTGGTTCTTGTTGGCTGGTCAAAAACGTGCCAAGGAGCCATTACCTCATAGTCTAGGTCGCCTATATGAACGACCTTATCCATGAACATAGGATCGCCTTCTTCGTTGTTTATAGGCTGTCCTTGGCTGTCTAGGATGGGAACCCTAAGCCCTTTCTGTTGGGCCATAGCATACTGTGGATGGACTCCCCCTTTTTGAGGGTTCCAAGTAATCCACATGTAGGCTTCACCAAATATCTTCATTTGGCGAGCCCATTCCTGAAGGGTTTCGTCTATTCTGTTTTCATACCAGATGTAATCTAGAACATCTTTTGCTATTTTTGCATCATCCGCATCTTCTTGCTGCGAGCGAGCAGGGTAGATAGCGACTGCTGGTCTATATCTTGTAAGTCTACTAACCCACTGCGTGACGAAGTCCGATAGGTGGTTAATGACAACCCTTGGGTTTCTTGAGTTTGAAAAGCCTTGTCTGTCGAGGTTTCTGTTAAGCTGCCTGTCTGCCGCCAACCACTGAAGACCTTTGTAAAGAAGGAGGTTATCCATCTGTACATGGAAGTAGTCTCCATAGAAATAATGACAAGCGTCAATCGTAACCTCAAACCAGTCATCAACGGTCTTTTCATCGTTTATGTCCGAAAGAGCCCATAAAGGAGTGATTTCCTTTTCTGAGTAATCAAAATCGTCTAGTACGGACCTTGTGTTGGGTCCGATACCTACCATCAGGTATTCTTATTCCCGTTCAACATTTGTTTTCTTTTATCTTCTTGTATTTTTTCAATGGCTAAAAGCTCTTCCTCTGTGGCTATTGGTTTTAGGAAATCCAAAGCATCTCCTCCTGAGAATAGAGCATCAATGTTCTGTTTGGCAAGCTCGTTCCTTTGTCCCTGCTCTTTAGTCAAGAGTCTTGGAACAGCTAAAGCTTTTTGCAGGGCAATCACCCCAAGGTTGGCAGAGGATGCCATATTAAAAGCTCGGTCTGCCATTTTTTCGGCAATCTTACATTCTATATGAATCTTATCAAGCTTCCCTCTGGTCTCTTTGTCGTTTGTGATATATTTAGTGTCATGAAAAAAAGCAGGATGCCGCACTATTGCTTTAATCTTGCTAGTTCTCCAAACAGCAAATATCAAAAGTAAATCAATTAAAATAGTCAGAGTAAATATCACGCAAGTCTCCTTGTAAAGAATTTTCTAAAGCATTGTTGGCCCAGTCTTGTGGGTCTACATTCTGCACACTTTTTTGTCCATAAACAGTATTATCAATTAAGGTAGAATCAGCCTTTTCTGCAAGCTTCCAGCCACCCCTCTGCATGAAGTATTCAAAACAGTTGATGATATGATCATGCTTGTCTGGATACTTTCCGTCTTCATCAGTAACGTAAGATTCAACCTCCCACCTAAACCAGTAGCACCTGTCAGAAACGGTTAAAGCCCCCGGTTGAGCCATAGCCATTTTAATCTGGGATATGTTGGTTTCTTTATCGTTGTTATGCTTATCAGATGGAATCATGGACTCTTTAAAGTTAGCCCTAACCTCGTTAGCAAACCAAGCTGCCGCTTCATCGTATATTCTTCTCCAAGTATTTCTTGCATGGTGAGGGAATAATTCTTCTTCTTTCTTTTTAATTCTTTGCCAGATTTGGTTAGTATCGGTCCTTAATCTGTCTTTTTCATAAATCTCATCCAGTACAAATATCTGTTGGGTATAAGGATTATAGCAGATAAAGATAACAGCAAAGACTGAACTTGAGCCCGGGTCACAAATTGTATACCACTTAAGCTTATGCTTATCGTTTTCTAGGTAGCTCATCACAACCTTATGGGTCCTGACATGATTAACTGGATTCCATTTAGGGAATACAGCATCCTCACCCCCGAATACAAGCTTTCCTTCATACTCTCTTTGCCAGATAACCATGTTGTCCGATTCTATAAGTTCCTTTCTTACCTGAGCTAAGATTTCATGGTCATGGATAGGATTTGTATAAGTATCAAACTCATAATAAGACCTGTCAGCGGATCCGTTTTGAATCTGTTTTAATAGCTGTTCTCTAAACTCTACATAGTAAGCAGACCTTTGTTTTGGAGGAGTTCCAAAGACAAGCAGGGCTGTGCTTTTCTTTAAAAGGTTTGGCTGCATCACCTCTAAGTGAAACTCTTTTGAGTGGTGCTGAAACTCATCATAAATAACTAAATCTGGCTTTACTCCACGAAGGGCTTCATAGTTTTCACACCCATCAACTGTAATGATAGAGCCATTATTAAACTCAATCTTTAAATCAGTTACATTGACTGAGTTGATATATTTGGGAGGGGCATAGTCCTGAAGCCTTCTTTTATTCCAGTAAATCTTTTTACCCTGCTTTAGTTCCGGGCATATTATCATGGTCCAGTGCTTATCATTAAGGACAGAAGCTACATTAGAAACAAACAGGGCCGATTCGGTCTTTCCTACGTCCCTAGCCCACTGTGACATTACAACTCTCATTCCTCTGGTGAAGTAATCCCTTGCCACAACAACCTGTCCCTTATGAAGGGGTCTTTGATGATAGTTATTAATCCTGTCATAAAAGTCAGTCATTATGTCAGCATGTTTCCCAAGAAGGGATATTTTATCTTCAAACTTCATCTGGTTTCCTTACTGGTTCAGGGAGTTCTGGGTAATCAAAAACTTTATCCACTTTTTTTAATTCCTGAATAGCTTCTCTTGTTTTTTGGTAGGTATTAACTTCCCCATGAGCTACGGCAATGTTTGCTGTAGTCTTTCCTTCCTCAAGTCTTACAAGCATTTCTAAGTCAGTGATTAAAGATTTTAGAGTATTAGCCTGAGCAACTGTCTTAATAGCCTCTCTTCTTTTTTCAGAGTCTAGGATAAGTTCTTTTAGGAATTCTCTTATACCTTCTAGTCCCATCCCGATAATCTCTTTCATGATAGGGATTTTCTGGACGTAGTTCTCCTTAGCTCTGGCTTTAGCTATGTTTTCATCTTCACAAATTCTTTTAATCTCAATCGCAGGGTATTCAGTAACGGTAGCTATGAATCTTTCATCATAACCCTGCTCTTGAAGGTTTTTAACCTTCTTAACCTGCTCTACCCATTCTGGCGTTTGCTGCCAGTTAGGATTCGGCTTTGTTCCCCTTTTTGCTTTTGCCACTATCTTCCAGTAAATCAAAGAATCTTAAAAAATCACCATCACCAAGATGTCCGGTAGTCTTAAAAAGAAAATGTCTTAACCTTTGTTTCTTTTCTTCTCTATAAATTAAGATGGCTTCATCTTGTGGAAAATCAATGTCAGACTCTTCTTTATATTTCTTTTTAACCCTAAAGATTAATTCCATTAAGGATTCATCTGAATTCTTTCTCATTGGACCTCCAAGACTTTAATAGCAGGACAGGTATTTTTTGCCATGTAAGCATATATCTTATCTCCAGCCTTTTCTCTTAACTGCTTAGATACGTTTTCCGTACACTGGACAGACAGACTCCCATCATCTTCGATGATAAAGACTATCTGCTCAGTATGAAACTTATGCTGCAACCATTTAGGCATACACTTAACAAGCTTTCTAATATACTTCTCTATCTCTCTGGCTGTCTTTTCAGAATATCCCATTTTATTTCTTTTTTAAAACAAACATCATAGACTGAATTGTATTATTGTATCTTGCTAACCAAAAAGTCTTAGCCTCTTCTGATTTCTGATTTAAGATGCCATCAATGGCATAATTACATCCCACCTCAAAGTCAGCTTTACAAAGGTCAGGACAGTTATTTTCATCTCTCCATTTTTTGTCAGCAAAGTTTAGGGAAGCTTGAGAAATGCCTCTAATATTTCTTGGGTCTGACCAAGCTTGGAAAGAGTTAAAGGCTGGGGCAGTGAAGGTGGCAGTGCCACCGGGTTTGAGGAGCGCATAGCAATGTTCTATGAAACTAATTAAGTTAGGAACTTTCTCTAAAACTCCCTCTCCTGTTATTTCTTCTACTTCTTCAGCCTTTGGTAAGTCTTTTTCGAACCTAGCAAACGGACCTAAGGTTCTATACCCTTCTCTCTGTTTATTATCAAAACTATAATAAATCTTTCTTACTTCAGCTTTCTTTTTTTTAGTAACTTTCTTTTTCATCTTTTCCCAAAAGGTATTGGAACCGCTATTGGTTCACCTACAAAATCTGAATTTTTCTTAAGTTTGGCGAGCAGTCTATTCGGAGCATTAAACGCCTCACGCCAAGCAAGTATTGGTGGTGGTGAAAATATGAATTGTGCAGACTTGTACTTTTTTTTATATTTTCGGTACAAGGCTAAAGCCTGATACGCATCCTTAAATTTCGTCTCATGGAGTTGACGGTATTTAACGAAGCTTACATACCAAAGGGGATAGTCCCTTGAGTAAGCCTCTTTAAAGGCTTGGGTAGCATCTGTTATATTATAACTACTCACCAAATATTCCCTTCTGCATCGACATGTCCAACCTTGCAATGAGTATCAACTGCAAATTTATATCCAAGCTCTTTAGCTTTTCTTGCAAAGTATAAATCCTGTGTTGTGGCTATACCTCCCTCACTCTGAGTTTTAAACCATTTACCAAATTCAAAGCCGGGATTTCTAAACATATCCATCCTAAACAGAGTAAATCCCATACCCGTGCCATTGCACTCCTGTAATCTTTCTGTACCTACAGGTTGTGGGACGTAAGTAAAAGGTTCTTTAGGATCTCCCCAGATTTGTGGACATCCGTCCGGTCCTTTTAGCCAGTATAAGGCAGAGACAACATCAAACTTTTCTATTGATTGATATAGTTTTATAAGAGAGTCAGGGGAAACTGTGTTGTCCTCTTCTAGGGTAAGGAGGTATTGAAATTTAGCTAACTGTGGGTTTGAAAGTATTTGAATAAGGGCTTGATTGTAAGCTTCCCCTACCTCATATCCTTCAATGCACATCTTAGCTAAGGGAGCGTTAAAGCCTCCCATTAGGTTCATCCAAGAAAACGCCACACGAGTAAAGCAAGTGCCACGTGTAGGGCAAACCAAAACAGTCGCAAGATTGCGATACAAACCAAGTCTGTTCCACTCCTGATATCTCTCTGGCGCATTATTTTTTCCTTCATAATTCTCTATAAATATCTTACCTGTCATTACCCACCTACAAAAGTAAAGCTTCCACCACCACTGCCGCCACTTGGCGGTGTGTAAACATTAGTAAAATGCACAATAATCTCATACAGCGCATAGCCTGAAGCGTTTGGCCTGTTTAATACTGCTAGACCCTCGCCTTCTCTTAAAACTAGACCGCCATCTGAATCTATAGCAGTTGAAAAATCAAAGACTTTATGTTTCTTAGTGTTAAAAGCAAAGGCCGAAGCTAAGGCTGGAGCTATCCCGAAGGTTGGTCTTACCAACCTTCGGAGTGGCAAATCTCCTGAAACTCTAGATCGTAGCGCTGTAGCTGAATCAATGCTCGCTTGCTGAACTGTGCAATCTTTCCTGAGTTTAAGTCCTGAAGGAATCGCAGTATTAGAGGTATCAAGCATTGCAGGTGTTAAGTCTTTACCGCCATAAATTCCAGAAATTGTCTCAATCGTAAACATTGGTAGAATATCAACTGTTCTGATTTCTGAGATTTCTAATCTTGATATCACCACAACTACGCCCGAACCAGAGCCGTTATGAATACCAAACAAATTAGTTAATGCTGAGTTATAAACCACGGTATTTATATTGTGCGTTGAAGAACCTACATTAATCTTACAGCTTATTTCATAAGGAAAGTTAGGAGGGGATGTAGCGTCAGTTATAAAAGCTACTCCCTCCCCTTCTCTGAGTGTAATCGCTTGTGTTGTTGATTCGTAATTAGTAATTACATTTGTGTGGCTTAAAGGACTCTTTAAGCCACCAATTCTAGCTGTTATAAAAGGATTTACTGCTGTAGCAGTAGACAGCTTGTTATGTCCATTGATACGCCTAAAAGCATCTCCCGTTGTAGTTACCGAATAGGGATTTTTCGCTATTAAAACCTGAGAAGGTAAAGCCGTATCATTTGTATCATGCTGAATAGGCGTAATAGTCTCACCGCCCGATTGAGCCGTAGTTCTGATAAATCTTATAGCATTGGGAATTGTTGTCGTTCTTCCTGATATCTCGTTTATTTCAATTGTTTTGATTCTAGTTACACAATCAGACTCAACTTGATTATAAATACCAAGTACCGCTATATGCTCTATATACGGCTGATTAGTTGAGCCAGCAGCAGCAAACGCTTCATACGTTGCTACTGACTCGCTAGTCTCATGTCTTAAGTAAAAACTTTCTGCCATTATTCCTTAGTAAATTCTATCCATGTATCAAGTAACCCAACGGCTCCTGTAGTATTAAATACTAACGCCATCTGTGTTTGACGTAGAGTTAAGGGCTGCACGTTTGAATCGCCATACCCAGCATCAAAGATGATATTTAATGGTACATATGTTTCTAGCTCGTCAGATGTTGCTGTCGATATAGCCGCTTCGTCCGATGACCAGAACACACGCCTTAGTGTTAAGGCTGTACCACCGATAGTTCCAGCATATCCATAAGTTGCTGTTGTCGGAAGCGTGTTATTAGTATCATGCTCAATCGGAGTAACTGCCGTAGGAGCTGTTAGAGATACGCCACCAGCTTGATAAGCTCTCATCTCAAGCTGACAAAGTACACCAACAACTGCCGCAGTTTGTGCATTAAGCAATCCAACTCGCCTGATCTTTAATATCTCTGAAGCGTGAGAGTTTAATACCGCCCCCATGTTCTTAGATGCCGCAAATACGACCGCCTGATTATAACATGTAAATGTTTCTGCCATAGTTTTCCTTTAATATAAAATTCTATCCTGCTCCCACGGGTAAGCTGGTATCAGTTTATGTCTGATAGTTTTCTCATTTAATTGATTCAATAGCTTTCCGTGTGATTCTTGCTTCTCTTTTGTCCAACCTTTAGCCCTTTGCATAAGTACATTCTTATGAAACGTAATAGCTGCCTTAAGCTGTGTTTCAGTAAGAGGGATTGCGGTCTCAGCAATCCAACCATTTTCATTATGATAAATTCTAACGCCGTTCATGTTTTGTTTCCGTAAATAACTAAAGTTACCCTTGTAACGGTAGAAGCACTATCAACATTAAATGCTATTACATCACCTGCTGTAACCGTAGTTGTCCAAGTTGACAAGCTTGTATCTTGGTTTTTCTGAACACTTGAAAGCGTTGGCTTTTCTGTGCCTGCAATGGAATCACCTGCTATAGGTGGAAAATTAGCATAGGTATCTTTCCAGACATCGACTACTATAGAGCCGGACTGATCAGCAAAAATATCCCAACCCGTGATTGTCATGCCATAGGGAACTGTTACATAACCTTTCTGCCCTGTAGTAATAGCAGAACCCCCACCATCTATAGTTATTCCGAAAGATCCAACACCAGACAAGGTCTGGATTTTATCATACAGAGCATTCTTTGTAGGAACTTCTAAAGAGCCATTCCAAGCGACTCCATAAGCCTCATCTTTTACTTTTAAATCACCCTCGCCCGTAGATCCGTCAGTAATTGCAAGAACTGCGGCAGAATCTCTTTCTATCCCTGCATCTGCTGCTCCGCCAAAGCTTGTAAAGGTAATATCCCCGGTAGTTATGTCTAAGTCGCCTATTACCGGACTTGTATTAGCTGTATTAATACCATTACCTACGATGTAGCTAGGGCCATGATATGCTACGCACCAGTATATGTTTACTGTTCCATCATCACCGTAAAAGTCTGCCTGATCGCCGTTAGCAAAAACTCCGTAAGCATTTATTACATTACCAGTTCCACCGGAGGTTACGGCATCAAGTACCGAATAAGCCTGACCGCCGAATATATTAGTGACTCCTGTTTGAGTGCCATCTGAATTCTTGTGTAAATATCCGTCAGTAGCTCCCCAAATATCGCATGAATAGTAATTCATTAGCGAGCCAGTTTGTAGGCTTGCAAAAGAGCCAAAACCTAAAGAAGTACCGCTATAAAGTTTGCAGTTATAAACATTGGCTGTGATTAAATGCATGGTATTACCACCCCCATGGCTTTCAGAGAACATCAAGGCATTAGCATCTGTATCCGTTGGCTGAACATCCAGATTTCTAAGAATAAGATTTGAAATAGTTGTCGGTGTGGCTGAATGAAGTCCAAGCCCTGTTGTATTAGAGCGGATATTTAGCCCTTCAATTGTGATATTATCATTTTGTAGTGTAATTGCAGGAGTACCATCAGCAAAAGCATTAGTCGTAATCGTCGGCATTCCTATGCCTACTATAGACATGTTATCAAGCGGAGTAAGGGTTGTATTGATTGTATAGTTTCCTGCGCTAATAACAATCTTATCCCCGGCTACCGCTGCTGACATTGCAGTTACTAAAGCTGCACCCCTGTTAGCGTCTGAATCAGTTGAGGGTTTATAAAATGTTACTGTGCCATCATCTTTTATGACTGCTACGCCCTGAAGCGTTGTTAGTGTTGAGGATGTCTGAGTAAGATGAGGGCCGAAAGAAAAAACTTCCGTTGAGTAATTATACTGGGCTAATGTTGCGTAAGCTTCTGCAATAGCATCAAAGTAATAAACACCGCCTGAATTAGCGTTTACCTGACCATTGCCCATTGTAGCAACCGGGTAAGTACCTTCGGCTGTAAATCCATTAGCATACATGTAAGAATCAAATGATCCGTTTGAAACTCTCAAGCCTCCGGGGAAGTAGGTAAATCCAATAAATGTCGGGTTGCCCGTATTGTCTTGTGTTAGATTACCTGATGAATCTATGTATAAAACCGATCCCCACGTACCTCCAGAAATGGCACCACCAATGGACATACCTCCACCAGAAGACGAACCTCTTAAGGATGCTATCGACATACGTTTATAGTTACCTCTCCAGAAGTTCCTGCCCCTGTGACTGATTTAATCTGGATAGTACCCTTAGCAATACTTCCGCTATTAGTTCTACCATCCAGAGCAAAGCTGCCTCCGGCAGGAACCCTCCATTGTTTAGTAGTATATGTTTTAGTTTTCATAACGTATGATGGAATAGAAAGAATCACAGATACGTCAGTAGAGTTAAAAAAGAAAAGAACAGTAGCATCGTCAGTCATAGAAAGTAGAGTAGCAAAGGAGGTGGTAAGGGCAGTCCCTGCCAGCGTTCCAGTATCATCTAACTCAAAATGTTTAACACTCATTCTTGAGGTTCCTTGATTTCAGGGTCTCTACCTTTATCATTTAACCTTTCATGCATCTTGTTAAACACCTGCTCAATCATCTCAACAATTTCTAATGAATTTTGTTTGATGGTTTGAGCGTCCAGTGCTTTTCTGCCATCGTGGGAGGCCAGTCCTCCAAGAATGCTCTGCATAATACTTCCTCTGGTTTGAGCATTAACAATTGCCTGTAAGCCTCCTCCTTGAAGGAATTCAGATATGCTTCGTACTCCGTCTGCGAGAACGGTAAGGGCTTCTGTTTGTTTGAGTTGGACGTCAAGTTTTGCCTCCGTAACTAAATCTCTTTCGTCTAGCTTTTTTAATGCTTGCTCTGAGTAGTAAGGATGACTCTTGTCAAATCCGTTAGGCATCCTTAGCTCCTTTTTTAGATGCTTCAGGGGCCACTGGATTCTCAATTATTGCAATCTGCTCGTATATGTAATCCTTAGCATCCTCAATGGTAGCACAGTCTTTAATGACATAAGTTTCCTTACCAACTGTTACAAATATCCTGTATTTAGAAGGGTGTGTATAAACAGGATGAAAAGAAGAGATACTATCCCTTTTAATAAAAACTATCTCTCCTGACTCATACTCGTACGTTATAAATTTACTCAATGTATATCCTCCGGTAATATTAAATTAT